TGTGCCATATTAGTGTGCGCCCAAATGTTGTAGTGCTAAATGATAATGATGTTGCCTGTCGGCTAAACCTATCGTACCGCCATTAATGCGTTTAGTCAAAGTGATGAAATCGTCTTTATCACAAAATTGATTTAAATTATTATTATCCCAGAACCAACCAGCACTTGCTACAGCACCATTTGGTGTTTCCAAATACGCAATTGTATCATCAATAGACATGTCTAAATCTTGAGCAAATCGTGTATAATTGGCCCTGCCAGTCAATTGTATCAATCCTCTACCTCTAAATTTCCAACCGTCTCCGGAATTTTCATCACCATTACTCATCCTGTTAGCATAAACTCTGTTGGCAATTTTTTCCGGCTTACGTTCATATTGTTTTGCTAGTTCTTCTGTAGGGAAATATTTTTTAAAGGTTGTCATTAATCCTTTTGCAGAATAATTAAGATTTTCTGTAACAAAATTAAATCCACCAGATTCGTGTGCTATTTGAGCCAAGAAACCTGAAACTCTGCGTGGGTTTTCATACATGTCATAGTATTCAGCGACAGTGTTTAATGGTTCTACATATCCCTCTAAAACAGATTTTTTAGTTTTAGGACACATTGCCTGTAACAATTCTAATGTAATCATCTTTATTCCTTGTTATTTAATTTGTTTTCTAATATGATTATTTTGTCGTTTAATGTTTTGATTGCTTCAACTAGTAAACCAATTAAACTGCTATAATTCAAGTTCAAAGTGTTAGATTCCTGATGGAACTTTACTGCCTCTGGCAATACTTCCAGTACATCTTGCGCTATTAGACCAGCACTAGGCTCTTTACTATCAACATAATTAAATGTTACTCCATTTAATTTTAAAACTTTGTTAAGCGCATCTTCTATAGTTTTGATGTTATCTTTTTTATTTCTATCAGATAACGAGTTAAAGTTTGTTGCAGTTAAATCACCTGTACTTGGGTTAAAGGTCAACTTAGTAGTTGAGATAGTTGCAGTTGTTAGTGCGCCTGAAGTGGTCGTAGCAAATGTAGGATAGTAAGTTGCATTCGTTGTAGTGTCGTTTGCAATTGTGGCTCCAACACCACTGAAGCCAGAGTATCCACTCAATCCTGAGAATCCACTTATACCTGAGAATCCACTTATACCTGAGAAACTACTATACCCAGAGAATCCACTTATACCTGAAAATCCAGAGAAGCCACTTAAACCTAAACCGCTAAAACCAGAGAAGCCGCTGATACCTGATCCACTGAATCCACTTGTACCAGAGAAGCCCGAATATCCACTGATACCTGAGAAGCCACTTATACCTGAGAAACTACTATACCCAGATAAGCCAGAGAATCCACTTATACCCGAGAAGCCACTGGTTCCAGAGAATCCACTTATACCTGATCCACTGAATCCACTTGTACCAGAGAAGCCTGAATAGCCACTTATACCTGAGAATCCACTGATGCCTGAGAAGCCACTAGTTCCAGAGAAGCCACTAGTTCCAGAGAAGCCACTAGTTCCAGAGAAGCCACTAGTTCCAGAGAAGCCGCTATATCCACTTTCGCCAGAGAATCCGCTGATGCCCGAACCACTATATCCACTTATACCTGAGAAGCCACTGACTCCGGAGAAGCCACTTATACCTGAAAAGCCACTGATGCCAGAATAGCCACTAATGCCAGAGAATCCTGAGTAGCCACTCTCGCCGGAGAATCCACTTATACCTGAGAAGCCACTAGTTCCGCTAAAGCCAGAGAATCCGCTGATGCCCGAACCACTATATCCGCTTATACCTGAGAATCCACTTATACCAGAGAATCCAGAGAATCCGCTTATACCTGAGAAGCCAGAATAACCACTAATGCCTGAATATCCACTCGCGCCGGAGAATCCACTTATACCAGAGAATCCAGAATAACCACTGATTCCACTAAATCCAGAGAAGCCACTTATACCTGAGAAGCCAGAATAACCACTAATGCCTGAATATCCACTGATACCAGAAAACCCACTTAATCCAAATCCAGAGAATCCACTTATACCAGAATAGCCACTTTCACCAGAGAATCCACTTATACCAGAATAACCGCTGATACCTGAATCACCAGAATAACCACTGATTCCACTAAATCCAGAGAAGCCACTGATTCCACTAAATCCAGAGAAGCCACTGATTCCACTAAATCCAGAGAAGCCACTAATACCACTATCACCAGAATAGCCGCTGATACCTGATCCACTGAAGCCACTAATACCACTAAATCCAGAATAGCCACTTATACCACTATCACCAGAATAACCACTGATACCTGAATCACCAGAATAACCACTGATTCCACTGAAGCCACTATATCCACTTATACCAGAGAAACCTGAATACCCTGATTTACCTGAAAAACCTGCGATATCAGCCCATAATAAATTTCCGGTGCCGTCTGTTTGTAAAACCATGTCAGCGACACCGCCGGTGATTTTTACATTGGCATTTGAACCTAATAGTATAGCAGTTGCAGTGTTGAAGTTGACATTACCGGATGCACTTATTCCTGAATTACTTACAGTAAAACTAGAGGTAGTATTTCCACCAACAAACATCTGAATATTAGAGTTTCCTGTAATAGTAATATTACTATTACCATTTGATAACTTACCTATGAAATTATTAGAAATAACATTGTTAGAATAAACATTGCCGCTGTTTGCATAAACATTGGTTGTTACCACTAAGTTTGAACCTGATAAGTTTCCTAATGCATTTACGGTACCGGTAGTATTTAAATTACCAACTGCTGCATTCCCGGTAATTGTAATATTGCTTAGAGTTAAGGAAGTAAAATTTAAATTACCTGATACAGTCAGGTCATTGGTAACAATTACATTATTTGCAGTTAAATTTCCGGCTACATTAGCATAATCATCTAACGTGATACTATTAACATTAGCAATATCCGCAGGTAAGTCTACAACTAAAACTTGTGTGCTGTTTGTTATTGAAGTATATTGAGAACCGTTTACGTCACGTCCTATACTGAGAGTACTAGTACTTACTTGTACATTAGAAATATTAGCGGAAACAATAACATTACCAGTTGGTTGTGTAACAGTTATACCCGCACCCGGAGTTCTATTTATTGACGATACTGCTGTACCTTCAACCCCTTGATATACTTCTGTAAAATTTTCTTGTACTTTTTGAAACGCAGTTCTTATCGCATCTGCGTCTGGATCATCGGGGAAAGTACCAAAGTTAATATTCTTTTGTGCCATGGTTATTTAATACCTTATGTTGTATTTATCGTTTTTTTACCAAACACGCCAGCCAAAAAAATACCCGACATAAGCCGGGTATTTTTACACGTATAGATATTATTTAATACCTGCTAACTTTTTCCAGTCACCAATAGATTCATTTATATTGTAACCCATACGGTCATTTTGACCTGGGATTACTGGAATAGTTGTCTGACCAGTTGATTTTTCTTTGTTTAAACCACCTGCAATTACTTTTGTCATAAATGCAATGTCAGTCTCAAATTGAGCATCTGTTCCATCTTGACCAGCTTCGTTAGCCCACTCGTCTAACTTTTCAGATTCGTTGGCTTCGTCATATTCTGCGGCAGATTGATTAGCTTGGGCAGTATCTTCTACTTCTTGTGCTGTTTCTTCTGCACCACTGTCAGGAGCATTATCTTCAGCTACTTCATAAGCCATTTGGTCTTCTGATTCTACTTCGTCAACCTGCTCTTTTTCGTCATGGTCGCAATCGCAATCAGAATGTCCGCATACTTCACATTCCTCACCCTCTTCACCTTCTTCGTCCTCATAATCATGGTCATGTTCATGTTCATCACCACCGATAGCAACTGTGTCAGGTTCTCCTGCACCACCTGTTACTTTTTTAATGAGAGCCATCATACCATCATGATCGCCAACTACATCAATATCAGCTTCTTCACCATCTGCAGGCTGCAATGACATTGGAGTTGATTGTACATCATGTGCGTCTGGGGCATCGCCACCAAACAGACCTAAACCTGCACTCTTAATGATGCTTAATAATTGATCTGCTTCTTGGTCTTGTGCTGTTACTGATACTGAATCAGGCATGCCTTGTTGACCTTTGCTGATACTAACAGTCATTCCTTCTTGTATTGTGTCATACTCAGTTAATAAACTGTTAAGTTCTTTATCCCATGATTCAAACATTGATGTTTCTAATACATCTTTGTCGTGCATTGTTTGACCGAACGCCTTAAATGTATCACCGGGAGTAGTTTTAGCCTTGTGCTTCATGTACTCTGTTTTATCCATTTCGTACATATCCATTTCATCAAGACCTTCAGCTTGATCTGCCATACCAGGAACTGTTGCTGGAACTTCTTCTCCTACAACTGTACCACGAATAGGTACTTGACCGTAGCACTCGTCCAATCCTTCTTTGTATCCTTCATGATACATTCTTGCTTCTTCCATGTCATCATAACGGCAGTTATATCCCTCTTTTGCAAGAGCATGAGATTTGCCTCTTAGATGAGCGGCTTTTAATCTTGTGTCCATACTTTCATCTACTTTCTTTTTCTTTTTAGCATCTTGTGCAGCCTTTTTCATTGATTCTTTTTTGTTTCCATCTTTGTCTAAATCAATGTAATCTGGCTTAGCTGCTTCAAATGTATTTTGACTACGACCAGCACCTAGTCCTGCGCCCATATCTACTTGGTCAGAAGGAATATCACCTTCGTTTGTCTTTTGTCTTAGTTTTGCCAACACTGCGCCTGCAACCTTTTCGCCGCGCTCTTTGCTGCCGTACTTCTCGCCAGCGGACTTAGCAATCTTAGCAAACTGCTTACCTGGCTTACCAATGTCTTTGCCTGCTCTTGCTTTCTTAGCACTGTAATCACCTGTTGCTTCTTCCATGTTATTGTCTAAACCAATTTTGTGCATTGCAGCACTTTGTTCTGCATCATCAAAGCGTTTTGAAGGTCCCGGGCCAGTCAGAGGCATGCGAGAGTTAGGATATGCAGCACGCATTTTATCATACTCTTTTTTCATAATACCTTTGTGGGCATCAATTGCTGCTTGACGATCTTTTGGATTCTTAGTAATGTTGGCTTTTAACCCTTTTAATTTGGCGCCGGCAGTTGCCATCATGTCGCCTAAGCCTTCTTCAACTGCAGGTTGATTTGTTGCGCCACCAGATGTTGCTGTAGGTTGTTGAGTTGTTCCCGGCTTCATTCCTTGTTGCTGTGTAGTCATAACAATCTGTACATCCTTAGGATCTAAACCACCTAACATTTTTTGAATTGCTGGATTTTTGCTTGTGACTACACCTGCGCCTGCTTGTTGATTCTTTGGATCTAAAATTGCTAGAGGTTTCATTCCAGCTGGAACCATTTCTGCAACATATTTTTGTTCGACTTCTTCAACCCACTCTTTTAATGAATGTTTTTTAGAAACTTTACCTACTTCTTTCTTAGGCTTTTTGCCCCCAAATACACTACCTAATGTTTTTGTATCATATTTTTTCTTTTCGCCGGTTTCGTCACTATCTTTCTTAGGACGACCACGACCACGCTTAGGTGCGTCTTTGTCAGCCTTCTTTTCTTTCTTTTCATCACCTTCTTCATCGGTGTCATATTTACGACCATAGCCACCTGGTTCAGCCTTGTGAACTCTACCCTTTTCAGTTTCTTTGGTTGCTTCACTAAGTTGCGTTAAGTGTGATAGAATATTTTTGAAGTCCATTTTAAATAATCCTTATTTATTGAATGAAGCACCTGTCTGGGGCTTTGCTGGTCTTGAAATCGTTGTCATCGGGCTTTCTTTACCCATCGTTGCCATATATGTTTCTGGTTTGAATGGATCAAAAGCATCAGGTGTTTTCTTAGCATCGAAGGGCATTTCTAATTTTTTATCTTTAGTTTGATTCTGAATGCTATCAAGATAACTATTACCGTATGCTTTGCTTGCCTCTTCAGCGCCGTCAGCACTTCCCATTTCTTCGTGTGTAAGTAATGGACTTTCTGACATTTCGTTTTCGTATTGCTCCATTTCTTTATCAACACTTTCATCATAATCAGTGCTGATGGCACGAACCATATTAATGTTATATCCCATCAACTGAGCAATTTGTTGAATCATAGGCTCTGTGGCTGGATATCTAAATTGTGCTTTAATAATAGTAACAGGTTGATTACTAATATTAGGAAATCCATAAGGTGATTTTTGAATTGGTGTGCTAACTGGCTCACTCATTTCGATAGGATCAAACTTCTTCAAGTTGTACTTGAACATGTCAATAAAGTTCTTATCCACTTCACCTGCAATTTTAATGGTGTACTTATATGGATGTACACTTTCTACAATATATTGTTTGAGGCTTCGCATGTTTTATTCCTGTATTCTGTATTTATCATTTATCCGTTGATTTTTGAGCCAACATCTTTAATAGTTCATTTCTGTCTAGTGCTTTCCCTTCCCCTAATGGGGTAGACTGAACTTCTTCGTCTTTAGCACTTTGTTTTTGGTCTAATGCTGCTTTTTTAAGTTGTAACTCAATCATCTTGAGTTTTTTGTTTATTTTTGCTGTTTTTGCTGTAATAGCATGTCCTAGCATAGTACCAGCGACTCCAAATATTTCAGCACTAAATCTACTGTCTACTTGCATTCCAAGATCCATTAGGTCTTTGTAACTATCCTGTGCTAATTGAGCAAGTCCGTCCATATCAGCATCAGCGGATTCTAGACCCTTAACTTGCGGCAAAGCACTTTCAATCTTATCAAGATTGCTATATGCTTCTTGTGTAATTAAATCCACTTCCGCTTTTTCGATATTGGATTCGTTTACCCCTTTATCGTTTTCAGGAAGTTCAAATAGGTCTTCAAGTTTCTTAGTCATAACATATATTTATTACCCTTTTCTACCATTGTAGAAAAGGTCATCTTCTGTTATAACTCTAAACGTGTATCCTTGTTGCTTGCAATAAGCCATTGCTGCTTGCCATTTTGCGTGATTGATTGCAACGATTGCTCTGTCCTTAGCACTCGTGACTTTGCTTTCAATTAGACTTTGTTTTTTCGGTTTTATTTCTACGATTTCTGCTATCTTTCTTCCGTATTTGTTTTCATACAAAACAAAGAAATCAGGAATATAATTTGTCATTTTACCAGTCAATGGGTGACGATATGGTATTGATACTGCTTCGCTGGCCCAATATATAACATTTTTGTTATTGTCACAAAATGTCATAAAGGTTAATTCCCAACCTGAACGATATCTAGGAGCATGTTTACCTACATACTTTTGAGAATTTTTAACAGTGTATGTTCCCTGCGCCCACTTGCCCATATTAAACCACTATGTTTCTTGCGACAGGTAAATTAGGTTGCGGATATGCTGCTACGCCATATAGTGATGTTTTGCTTTTAAAACTATTTAAATAGTAAGAAATAATTTTATTCATTTGAAGTTTATTATCAGCACCTTGAATTTGTGCTAAAAGCTCTAAAACATCTATGTCTGTTTCTTGTGCTATTCTAAACAGAAAGGCAGTAAAATTAGCAGCAATATTTTTAGTATCGCATATACTTGTGAAATAGCCGTATACTATATCAAATTGATCGGCGCCGACTATTAAATTTACTGAATAAAATGTATCGTAAATTCTGATTGTATTATCAAGTGAAGTTCTGTTATCTATAATAGAAGCCATAATTTTTTAAAATCCAAGAAAGTCCTCAGGTGGTGTAGATGGTGCTGATTTGCCGTTTGTGTTATTTTGTACACCAGCATATTTTGCAACTGTATTTACTGTACCTACTACCGTATTAGTTACTCCTGTTATAATATTAGTGCCCGCTGTAATTGCAGTATTCACTACATTAGTAGGATTTCCTATGTTCTGTGGGTATGCTACTGCTATTGGTGGGGCGCCTGCAGTACCTGAAGAAGAAGGAGTTGCACTAGCTATTGGTATTTCAACAAGTTTTTGTCGTGTAGGATTACCAGCACCTTGTAATGCATTTTGTAATCCTCTGGATATTTCTGAACTAATTTGAGTTTTGAGATTGATATTTTTTAATGAGTTGTATACTGCACCTGCAGTTTTTAAAGCAGCCAATGCATTACCACCGGGTGTGACTAATTCTTGTATTGCGCCACCGGCGCTATCAATTAAACCACCTTTACCTAATATATTGCTGTTAGATCCAGGTGTAGATATAGGACTTAGTATTCTATCATATGTTGCTTTATCACCAAATCCAAACATTATGTTATCAGGTATATTTCCATCAATAGCACCTTGATTATAAACTACAGTTTCAAACTCTACTGTCATTGAGTTTTGCATTATTCCATTACCTTGTTCGTAATCATAAGTGTCGTGTCCAAATCGTGTTATGATGGGATTAACTAAGGTATAAGCAATAAAGTTGTGTTGAGTTAAACCAAATATTGTAATTTTATTAAAGTAAGGAACTTTAACTGGACTAGAATTGGGTGTTATGTTATTGAGTATGGGTTCTCCTATGTAACCCCAATTGTCATCACCTGAAATTGATTTTGCGTATTGTGTTCTTGTGTTATATGATGCAGCCGTAGCTCCTGCAGCTACGCCGCCGCCCATCAATGATGCAGACGGGGCACCACCCCTATTGCCTGCAAAAAATACTTTATCTTTTATTATTGAAGCATCATTATAGTAGTATGTATAGTAATCATACCACAAACTAGTTATTAAATTTCTGTTATCATCGTGGAAAGCAATTTCTACTGGATCATATTTAATTTTAGTTTGTATTATTCTTTTTCTATTATACTGATTCATTTCAGTAGTATTAAATGAGAAGTTAGGCAACTTGACATTTTTAACTAGTAAACCAAAATTATTTGCTGTTGATCCGTTAGCGTCTTTGGGACCAGGCGCATTCAAATCAAAATAGACATGAAAGAGAAATTTGAATTTAGGAGCGTTTTGATAATTAGCTGACCTAAATGTTTTTGCGGCGTGTTGAAAATCCCTAAGGTAATCATTGCCGAAGAAACCTCCGGCAATGTTATTCAAAAAACCACTAACTTTATCGGGCATGTTACCCCTTATTAGGTTGTACCGCCGATACCTGTAGCAGATGTACCACCGAACGCACGACCTACGCTTGTACCAACACCAGCTGTTAATGGAGACTGGACTGCGTTATCATAGCGTAATGTTAGTGCAATAGTTACTGCATCGCTTGTACCATAGTTTAATGCACCATATACTACGTTCTGTAAGAAGCAACCATATAGTTCCCATGTTTCTAATACTTGCGGGGCATTAGCACCATTACCACCATCAAGAATTTCGATGTTAGTTTGGAACTTATAATCTTGACCTGTTGCAGCACTTGCTTGTTCAACAAAGTCCATTTGCTTCTGTAATTGTTGACCGACTGCTCTTGCGACGGTACCAGATGCATCATCACGAATGTTAACTGCAATTGTTTGCCACTTACCTTTACCTGCCAAATACATTGTTGAGTTGTAAATTGGTAATGTAATTTCGTCAAAGGTCATTGTTGGTCTAGCACAATCAATGACCTGCTTTGTTAAACTTAAACCACCTGCTGCATCAACACCAAAGTTTAAAAAATTAACTCTGAAGCGAAACTGCAATTTGGGCATCAACAAACCTTGGTTACCACCAGCGTTGTCACTAGCTACGGTCATGTTGAATAATGATTGTGAGGCTGTTGCCATATTTTATTCTCCTGTATACTTATTTATCTTTAAAATGAGTGTGTTGCCACACTCATTTTATCATAGTGCTGCCAATTCCCCAGTGTTCAAGATACGAACCGGAACATAGATGAATTCAGCTGCCTTGACTGGCTCTATTGCAACATCTACCCATAGTTCGTTTCTATCTATTCTAGCTGGTGTATTGTTAGACTCATCACAAACTACTAAGTAGTCATAGATGCCGCGCTTTGCAACCAAGTCAATCATTAATGATTCAACAACACCTGCAATTTGCTGTCTTGTTAGGGCGTCATTTGGTTCGAATACGAACGGTCTTGCTGCTACTGTTAGCTGTCTACGGATATAAGCAATCAAACGAGCAACGTTTGTTCTGTCTAATGCAGACTGGCTATTGAAACTTGTCTTGTTACCGTAGTTCAATAAACCATTACCAGTAAAGAATACTAATGGATTAATGAAGTTTGTGTATAGAACATCACGAAGTCCTAATGGAGTCTTGATAACTATGAACTCACCTGTTGTTCTATCTACATATCCGATATTAGCAGCATTGTCAATGATACCGCGGCGTGTGCCTGCTGCTGCCAACCAAGGATAAGCAATTGTATCGTTACGAACAAATGTTCTTAGCATCATATGACTTGGAGGAACAGCAACTAAGTTACCACTTAGATCGGCTGCGATTCCACTTGGATAGAACAAGCCTAAATATGTATTGCGTGTTACGCAACCTTCTTCTCCTGTGCTTGTAGCGCCTGCTGCGTTAGTAGCCCATGCTTGAACTGCTGTTGCTGTAGCAGGTAGTCCCATTGGTGTATCACCTAAGATGTAACCTGTTTCACCCCTGTCACTGTTCAATACAACCATGTTAGGCTGTAGTTCAGGATAGTTAGGTGTAGCTAATAAGTTGAATGCGTTGTCCTCATCACGTATATCTGTGTTTGTATCGATTGCATTTCTAAGAGCTTGTACTACCATTGCTCTTTGTGCCTTACGACCCATATACGGAGCACCATTAGCTTGTAACCCACTTGCGCTTACCCAGGTATAAGAATACTGAGGTAAGTTGCTGGTGTTAGTTGGATCCATTGCATCGTATGGACCAGCATCCGGATAGTTAGCTTGTGTAAACACATTAGTTCTAAATTGTTTTACGTTGTATCCTGAACGGCGTGTGTTAAACAACAACATTCCAACTGGGTATATGTTGCTATCTGGAGCATCTAAGTCGATATAATCACTTGTTAGTAAACTCTTAATTGTTGGGATAGGATCATTGACAGGGTCAATACTTCCTGAACTTCCCCAACGAGCATCTGCAAAAACGACACCTGAAGAACTTACTTGATCTGTATTATCAATTAAAGCCCATGAATCAGTGCCACTGACATTTTGCCAACGATAAATTACTGGATAATTTTCTAAGTCGCTAGTGTCAATCCAAATATCACCATACACTAATGCAGTACCATCAGACTGTTGTGTTGGTTCAGTTGGACTTACTAGTGGACCATTAGGATCGGTATCAAGGGGTCCAGTTGGCATTGGGAATCCATTCTGATCGTAATGAACATTATTGTATCCGGCCCAACCGTTTGCTGTGTTTACCATAATATCTACTTGGTCTACAACAGAGTAGAACCAGTTTGTATTATTAGCTGGAGAGTTAACTGGTGCTACTGGGTTAGAAGTATATGTTAACTGACCCCAATTACTAATTCCAACGTAAGGTACGTCAGGTACGTTTCCTGAAACACGAGTAACAGCAGTGATCGCACCAGTAGATACATTAGTAACTTCTACAATAACGTCATTTTCAGGGCTTGTTCCACCGAATATTGTGCCGTCAAAAGTTAATTGGTCACCTACAGAATACCCAGTTCCACCACTGATGATAGAAGTTAGTGTTGCAAATCCAAATTCATTTAAGAATGTAACATAAGCACCAGTACCACCTGCTGGGGTTACTGATGTTGGTTCTACTAGATAAGAGAATGGTTGTGATGTTGCATCAATAACAAAATCAGTAGAACCTATTATAAATCCCAAATCAGTTAATATTCCAGCAGATTCAGCATAACCTACAGGGAACTGACCAATTGTAGTAGTTGATATAGGTGAACCTACAGTGTCACTTAATAAATAAGTACCTACTCCTCCTGGTGCGCCTGTAATTTGACTGTCTACTGTTAGCGCAGTGTTTATGCTAGGGCCTGATAAATCTAAACCTTCGATTACGTTACCATAAATTAAATTAGTTACGGTTAGAACGTCACTTGTTATAGATCCTAAAAATACTGCACCAGGTGGGCAGTCACTTAAAGCTATGCCTCCACCCAAAGTATGAGTTATTGATACTGAACCTTCAGTAGTAACAGTTGCAGTAGTATAAGGAATACTTGCAACTGCCCATGCAGTAACAAAATCAATAGCAGTATCATCTGCTGCTACGTTAACGAAATAAGGTCCCAATTCTACATTAGAATTAGGCTGAGTAACGTATACAGTTACTGTTCCGCTATTTGTTATAACTGGATTTTGAACACTACCTACAGCAATTGTAGGACCAGAAGCTAGACGAGTCTTTAGAAAGACTGGGCTTGTTCCGAAGTTATTAAATGATATAGCACCCTTTGTGTACTGATATTCAGCTAATATAGTTCCGGCTGGAATAGCTGCGCCACCGGTAGGATCTAATGCATTTGTTCCTTCTGTTTCTGAGGGTGCATATGTAACTGTTTGAGCAGACCAATTGCCAGTAGCTGCACTGTATTTTGAAAGGGCT